CAAGTTCCAGTCTGTCCGCGTCTTGCTTCAATGTTCCTCCGTTTCCCCACGCCGAGCTTCGCGTTCAGTCGCTGATGCTTGGCCCAGCTGTGGGCGCTGATGTTTTTGGGTTTCCGTGCCACTAAAGCCGATTTTAGCGCTTATGGTCGCCGCTCAGTCAAGCGGAAACGGCCATTGCGTGCGTTTTCTGACTGTCCGATTGCCCGGTGAAGGTCAGGGTAGCCATCGGGTGCCGATCGCCCCGCAAATCGCGTTCTTTCGCAAGGAGCTCCTCGATGTGCTTGAGGCGCGCCATCACCTCCTCTTGCCGCTCCCGGCAATGGCGGATGACGCGAGCAAGGGTGGCATTTTCGGTCAGCAGGTGCATTGCGACGTTGTCTAGGCGTTCGATCGTGTCGTTCATCGTGTTGCTGGGTTGAAGGTTGCGGTTGCCCGCGTGAAATAGAAGGACTGAGCGGCGGTGCCGTCGTCGCGGCCCTTGGCCTGGATTACGTTGGTGAAAAACCTTGGGCGGTCGGCCTCAAAGTCGGTGTCGCGCTGCTGCTGGCCGGTGATCGCGTCCTCGTTCGGCCGATGGATCAGGATGACCTTGTCCGCGTCCTCCTCGACGCTGCCCGAGTCCTTGAGGTCAGTCACGTTCGGCTCCCGGTTGCCGTCCTTGGCGGATTCGCGGTTCAGCTGCCAGAGCATCACGACGAGGATGTCGAGGTCGCGCGCTAGGCGCTTCAGCGTCTTGGTGACCATCCCGCAGGCGTTGACCTTCTCGCTGCTGCCCTTGGCCTCGTAAATCTCCTTAACCAGCCCGCCGTGATCGACGAAGAGCACGTCGAGCCCGCCGCCGGCGTGCAGCGCTCGAGCGCGTGCCTCGATGCGAGCGAGCGACGAGTCCCGGCTCGATACCGTGATGTTCTTCCCGCGGAGCTCGACGAGCGCCTTGCGGATCTCGGCCTGCGAGGCTGGATGCTCGGCGTAGACGCGCCGCAGCCCGACGCCAGCCAGCGAAGCCGCGATCTGAAGCGGCACCTTGTGCGGCGCGACCTCGAGCGTCACGTAGTAGCAACGCCGCCCTTGGTTCGCCAAGTGAGCCAGGATCGGCCTAGCGAGCGAGGATTTGCCCGAGGAGGAGCGGCCAGCGATGACCACCAGCTGCTGGCGCTCCATCTCGCCGAAGCGCTGGTTGCAGATCGGCCAAGGGAACGGCATCAGCTCGCGGCGCTGCTCGCCCAGGATCTTCTGCTCAAGCTCAACCTTTGCGCGCTCGACGAGCTCGTCCCACGATTCTTCTCCGTCGGCGTCTGAGCCTGCGGCGATGCTAAGGAGGTCACGCGCCCCGCCGGCGATAAGCTCGGCCAGCGGCTCGGTCGCCTCGGCCTCCTGCTCAACTCGCTCGGCCAACCGCTGGGCGATTCGGACCGCGTCACGCGCTACGGCAAGGCGCAGCACGCGCTCCAGGTAGTATTTCGCGTTGAGGCTGGTCGGCGCCGCGCTTGTGAGCCCGACGATGTAGGCGTGCCCGCCGGCTGCCTCGAAGCGGTGCTTGGCGATTAGCTCGGCGTAGAGCACGTCATCCGTCGTCGCCATCCCGGCCGCGACCATCTCGGACAGCGTGTCGAAGACGATCTGGTTGCGTGAATCGTGGAACGAGCGCCGCGTGATGCCCCCGCCGAGCATCGCCTGCATCGTCCGCCCGTCGTCGAGCAACGCCGAGGCGAGCAGCAGGCGCTCGTGGTCAAGATTGGTTGTCACCGTAGAATTTCGCGGGTTGAGATGCAGACTTACGTTCCCACAACGTAGGATCGTCCTCGAAGCGGCCATCGTTGAGCCAGGTCGCGGGATGCGGAACGAACTGCCGATCATCGGCCGGCCAGCGGCGCACCGCCTCGCCGTATTGAGCCGCGGCCTTGATGACGCGGTCCTTGTCGGCCAGCTTGGCAAACGCCTTACGCGCGCCGCCCTTGCCCTCCTTGCGTGGATAGCTGGCCCAGAAGGCGTCGAAGACCGGATCAACCTCCGGCTCCTTCTCCTTTCCCTTCACCCTATCCTCTTTCTTATCCTTATCCTTATCCTTATCCTTAAGGGTTTCGAAACCCTTTGGAAAGGCTTTCGGAAGGCTTTGAATAGCCTTTGCCAAGGGTATGCCTGCTCTTTCTAAGGCTTTGATAACCCCACGCTGGGGCATCGACGGATTCTCTTCGCTGATGTAACCCCATTGAAAGGCAACGAACTTGCGAATCCAGAAGCCGCGCTCGCAGCTATCGATTCGGTCGCCGAACGATGCCAGGTCGTCCGCCGTGCAAGGCTCGCCGATCTGGAACGAAACCAGTCCCCAGTCGACTTCCGGCACGACGCCCGCGCAATCGCAGTTGTCGCACAGCCAGAGCCAGAGGCACTTTTGCTTGGCGGTGAGCGCCCGAAACCACGGGTCGGCCCACTTTGCCGTCTCAGTAAATCGCTTACTCATTGACGGCATTCCTTCGCTGCAATTTTCAACGCACGACATATCGATGTTACGTCATAAGGGTCGATCATCACAACCGAGCTTTCGCCCATATGCGAAATTGATTCGATAGTGATCGACCCGCAGTCGTTCACGAAAACGCGAATTTGATCCTTCGCTGGAATAACAAGTACGTCAGTCTCTTTTTGCATAAACAAAGACCCCGGCCCGCCTGCGGTGAGACTTGCTCCGAGACAACGACGAACTCGGTGCAGACGCAGACGGCCGGGGAAATGTGATGTTTGCTGACATACGGTACGAGTCTCACCTCGCCGCTTTGTCCTCAGCTTGCTTGAGGTTGCTGATCCCTCAAACAAAAAATCTGTCCGAGCATCTCGAACGTGCCAGCCGAGACCAGCTTGTCCGGCGTGACCCTAAGCAAGCGCCAGCCGAGGACGGCCGCGCGGTTGTATTTCTCCATATCGCGCACGAATCCCGCGCCCCTCGTGTGCCTTCCTCCAGTCCAGACGCCGCCCTCAACTTCGAGCGCGACCATCCTTTCCGGCCAGGCGTAGTCGAAGCGCCAGCGCCGCTTCGCCTCGAACTTCCACTCGCGCTCGGGCCGCGGCAGGCCGCGCACCTCCAGCGCGCGCACAAAGACCTCCGCGCGGTCGAAGGCCCGCTTAACCTTTGGCTCGGGCGCAGGATCCGGCTCGCGCGCAATCGTCTTCGGCCGCTTGGCCTGCGCCAGCTGCCGCGCGATCTGGAGGCGGTAGCGCTCGGGGAGATCGGCGATGGTCGGCTTGCTCACGCGACGAGCCTCCGGTTTAGCCCGCGGCGTTCGGCGATAGCGTAGCGTTCGGCCTCGGTAGCCCAGATCAGCTTGAGCCCCAGCGTGCGTCGCTGGCGTTTAATAGCAGGCCAGCCGCAGCGGAGGTCTGCGATGATCTCCTTGACCATCTGCATTTGCATCAGTCGGCGCTGGATTTCGTCGGCCTGCGGATGTCGAGGATAGCTCACGGCTTGACCCCCCTGCGCCGCAGCAGATGCGCGCGCTCCTCGTGCGTGATGTATTCGCGCCGGTAGCCGCGGTTGTAGATCCGCTGCCGAACGGCGGCCTGCTGCATCCGAACCGCGGCCTGGATCTCTTTGAACGGGGCGAAGCGCGCGACCATCTCGTCGATCACCTCGCTCTTTGGGTTAGGTCGTGCGCTCATCGTTTTTTGAACCTCCCGCACTTGTCGCGGCGCTCCGCGTCCCGCTTGATGTTGCGGAAGAAGCTGTCCATCCACTCGCGGTCGCGGCCGATGCGCTCGCCGTTGCGTAGCCCCCAGAGGAAGCCCAGCGAGATGCCGGCGCAGAGCATTATCGCGCCGAGCGCGAAGATCTCCAGCGCGCTCACTCGTCACCTCCTCGGTGGTCCTGGGCGGTAAGGAGCGCGTAGGCGACGATGGCGATCAGGAGCACCGTCAGCCAAGCTATGGTATTGAGCGTCATAGCCACGTCTCCTTGTACCACGCCGGCAGATCGATCTCTTGCACGTCGTCTGGCATATTTGGCCAGCGATTGCTTTCGATGCAGCCCTTGAGCCGCGTGAGGTCGCGCAGCGTTTCCTCCTGGCCGCGTTGCAGCGCGGCGTTCGAGACCTTGTAGACCGCCACGCCGTATGGCTCGCACTTCTCGACGGCCACGAAAAAGAAGTCGGTGCAGGCGATGCCGCAGTCGTACAAGAGCGGAAGGTAAAAGCCCGCCTGCCGGTGGTAGCCGAGGTTCACGAAAGCCTTTTCGAAGTTGCGGAAGGCGCCGTCATCGAGACTCTCGACCGTCTTCAGATCAACGACGTAGGGCCGCGGGCAAAGCGCGCAGCCTTCGGCGTTGAACCAGTCCGTCCGAGCTTGGACGTTGAGCGTCGCGAACTGCTTGCGCCAGACGAGCTCAGGCTCGCCGGCGTCGAAGAGCTCCGAGGCCGCAGGATGCGCCATCACCGCATCGCGCATCTGCTCGACCAGCGCGAAGTCCTCGCCATCGAGGATCGTCTTGCCGGCGTTAGCTTGGGCGAACTGTTCCCACGCCGCCTTGCCCTCCTTGGTCCGGCGGTCGATGCCGTCTGGCCGGCGAGCGTAGAGCGTGCCGTAGGTTTGCGGCTCAAGGACCGCGGCGTGCGTCGCGCGGCCGATAGCGAACGCGGAGGAGTCCGCGTCAGGCACGACCTTCAGCACGTATTTGCGGTGGTAAAGCGCCGGCCGCCGGCGGAACACTTCCAGCTTCGAGTGGCTGATGGCGTCCGTCGCGTGATAAACCTCGGACGGCTCGCCCCTGATCGCGGCGTTCATTCGGCACCTCCGATGTTGAGCTTGGCCTGGAGCGGATCGACGACGGCTTCGCTCTCGTCCTTGAAGCGCACCGACCAGCCGACCTTGACCGTGACGGTGGGCGCCATCGCGAGCGCGTCCCACTCGATGGTAAAAGACGCCTTCGCCTTCGGCTCGGCCTGCGTCTCGTCGTCGACGAAGGATTCCTCGGCGGCCTTCCGCATCGCGTCGTAGTGGGTTTCGAGGAGCGAGCGAACTTGCTCCGCAGCAGCCGCGATGACCGCGGCTTTCTTGATTTCGTGTGTGGTTTCCATTGTGGATAGTGCTTAGAGGTTCTCTCCGAGGCCGCGCGGCGTGACGTTGACCGGCTCGGCAGGGATGTCCCTGGCCTCCTCGACCGTCCTCAATCCCTTCAGCACGTCGCCGAAGAGATCGCGCAGGACGTAGCCGCGCGCCCGAAAGCGGAGCATCCGCTTAGGATAGTCCGTCCACGGTCCCGACTTCGCCCAAAGCTTCGCGCGCTTGGCGTCAGCGACGGTGAACGTCTCGACGGTACTCGCATCGCCGCGGGCAGCGGTCACGCGGTAGCCGTGCGCGTCGCTGTTGGGCTCGCCGATCTCCTCCTCCTTGTAGCTCGTGAGCAGGCCCGAGGCGCGGACCAGCGCGAGCGCAGCGTCGCCGTAGATTGCCGGCCGTCCGTTGATGACCGCGGTATTCTGGAGCGCAGCCATCGGCGTAAGCCCGAGCTCGGCGCCAAGCTGGATCGCGACGAGGACCGACTCCGGCTTCTCCATCCCCTTCGGTGCAAAGCCGCTCGCGACGATGGCGTTCGCGAATCGGTAGGCGTCTTCAAGCGAGGCGAGTTGCACGCCCTGGGCGCCGAACGTGACCGGCGCCTTGTTAATCTTGGCCGCGGGACTTGCCGCGAGTTGGGTATCTTCTTTGACGGTATCGTTAGTCATTGTCTGGTCTGTGTTGTTGTTTTGCTTCTGGGTTGAGGGCGCGGCTGGGAATTCTCGGTCGCGCCCTTTAAGTTTAGAACGGCACCTCTTCAGTCAGCGTCTCGCTGACGAGCGTGACCTTCGTGCCAGCGGCGAGCGTGCCGCGTTGACCGTGCACTAGCTGGCGCGCCGCATTTCGCAGGCGGACGTCCTCGGGACGCGGCGGGAACGGCTTGCCGTTGTTTCCGATGCGAGGCTCCGGCTCCTGGGCGTACCACTCGACCGACTTCGCGCCGAGCGAGCGGAGCGGCGTGCCCTTGTTTTTCCCGAAGTGCACCTCGACCGAGCCGGGGTCAGCCACGAGCTCGCTGGGCTGCGGGATGTCCTTCGGAGCACCAGCCGGAGCCGGCGCGGAAGCTGCGGCCGGAGCCGCTGGCTTGGTAGCGAGCAGCGCGCGAATGGCGCGGAGCTCGGCGATGATCTGTTCTGCGTGTTGATCGGTCATTGTGTTTTGGTTTTGGATTTCCTGAGTCCGAGGATGTGGCGCATCTCCCAGTCGCGGAAGGAGGCGGTGACCTGCTTGTGGATCTCGCGCCACGTCACCCAGCCCTCGCCTGGGATGAAGACCCAGTAGTGGGTGCGCTCGCGATGCCCGTGCGTGCCGGTGTAGCGCGCCGCGGAGTGGCCGCCGCCGGTCAGGTTCTTGATCGGCGTGCTGCGGTTAAAGTCATTTTGCATAGCGGAGCCAGCGTACCTCTCGTGCGTAAGCGAG